CTAAAGAATAAGTCAGGTGACTGAAACTCTAGCAATACAGGTGGGTTACCTAACATATGTATTTCTCTGACTTCTAAAAAGTCTGTAGGAAAGCCTACTGTGCTATCTGTAGTGTCAGCAGTTGCAACCTGTAACATTCTTTCTGTTCTTAAATCACGAGCCATTCTGAATTGTGCCATCTGAATGAAGTCAGGTATCTGTGATGTTAAGTCTGTTCGTGCTAGGTAGTTTTCTACCGTAGTTACAAACGAGGTGTAGTTAGTAAACGCCATCTAATTGTCCTTTTAGTCTATCCCAGCACTTGTCCATCTCATCTTTATGCCATTCACTAGCAGCTAATGAGCTTAACCATGCTGTTCTATCAAAATGTGTTAAGTTTTCTATGTCTTTTATGTTATTGGATACAGGTATTGCTGGGCTATATGGTGAACCTATGACAGGAACGCCACGAATAAGAGCTTCTACGTCTGCTACACTACCAAAACTCACGATCACATGAGCTTTTTCTAGTGCTTTCTTAAAGTCACCTTCGCCTTTACGCTTGATAATGACTTTTCTTTCTGTATGTTTCCTAATGTCTTCTATGGTTTTGTTTAACCAACGAGAAGCATCATAAATGTATGATATTTTATCTGCTGGTGGTAAGATAACTACGTTTTCACCACTACGATACTCGTGAACTTTAGGTATTTCTCTATCAGACTCTCGCCAATCTGTGCAATGGTAGTTATTTACACAGAACCTAGCCCAAGATAAGTCCATTTCTCTATGAAAATAGCCATGGTCTATCAGAATATAGGGTATTTTTTGTTCTCTACAAGCTATTTGTATCTTGTCAGCACCATGTAAATTACCGACTACGACTGGAATTGACTTACCATCCCATTCCTTTGTTAAAATGCCCTTACAATGCGTTTGTAAGCGTTTTAAGACGTTATCTCTGCGTTCTATACCACTCAGTATTAACTGCATCTAAAACCTGTTCTACGCTTATTGCTTTGCTTTTTAGAAGGCAATGTTGACATACGCCACTATAAGTCCCACATGGCTCTGAACCGTCATGTATATTTCTATGGGTGTCATATCCTAAGTGCCTCGGTGAAGTAAAACCTGTCCATATTACAACGGATGGTATGCCTAATGCTGCTGCTGCATGATGTAAACCACCATCTGTTCCTACAAATAACTTTGCTTTGCTTAATATCTGTAATGCGTTTCTAAAGGTTGGCGTTTCTACCCACTTTGTTTTCTTTTCAGTAGTAACATCACCTAATTGTATCCATGGTAAGTCATGTTTAAGTAACTCTTCCCAACCATGCCATGCTTTATTAACTCTGTGTGCGTAGACTTTCTTAACATTAGGTTCTACAACTATGTAGTTACCTCGTATCTTGTCTATGACTTTTTGTTCTTCGTTATCAAAGTATATCTCGCCTACTTTAGGTTTATAGTCATCATTGAATAATAACCGACCATTCTTAGTGCCTTTGAGATAGGGTCTGTAACCTTGATAGTTTTTAACCCATACTACGTCTGTATCTGAATTACTAGCCATTCTAGGATTATTAGCGAATATGTCATTATTCCATGACATTCTGCTACCATCACCTAGCTTTACTTTCTTACCGGTTCTCTCGTTAGCTTCTTTAGCATCACCAGATGCCATTAACCAATCACCAAGTCCCATTTAATTGTTTAGCTACCTTATTGATAACGTCTTTCCATGTATTATCATCTTGGTATATTAATCTCATGTGACGATACCAAGGCATACTTGCTTGTGCATAACGCCATTGATGCCATTTAGGAACTAGACACCATGTCTTAACTCCCATAGCTGCTGCACAATGTTGAGCAGTTGTATTCACTCCTATGACCATATCACATTCAGCTATTAGAGCTGCTGTATCATCATAGTCTTTTGCGTTAGTTGCAAAGTCAAAGTATTTAACACCGTCTAATTTGCGTTCTACGCTATAATCTAAACTGACTATCACATAGTCTTTGAGCTTTAATAATGGTTCTATATCTTCTTGCGTAAGAATACGACCATTAGCGTTAGTATGTTTAATACCACCTTTAGTCGTAATGCCTATAACTTTCTTACCCCATGAGTCAAATAAGCCACGCCACATAGTGCGTCTTTCAGGATCAGCTTTTAGATAAGGTGTGCCAGGAAAGTCTTTATTGGTGTGTCTAAAGAACTCAGGTAATCCACCTATTGCACATCTGTAATCAAACTTCTTATCGGCTAACCATTCAGGGCTATCTTCTTTACGAGTGCCATGCACTTCTGCTTCAGGAAAGCTACGTCTGTATAATCCTTCTAGTCTTGGGTCACAATCTATGTAGACTTGTTTACTTGCCTTGATAGCGTCAGGAATACAGCTACCATAGAATATCTCATCACCTAAGCCTTGTTCGCCATAGATAATAAGTGTTTTGTCTTTAGTGCCATTCCATCTTTGTTCGTCACCATACACCCATTCTTTTCTAAACTTACCACCGAGTGACTTACCCCAATACTTCCAACCGTTATCCCATTCACCTTTAGCTAGATAACTATGTGCTAGGTTTAGTTGACCATGTATATCGTCAGGGTTACATTCTAAAGCCATCTTACAGGCTTTCTCTGCATCATCCCATTTAGATGTTTGGACTAATGTGGCTGCTGCATTAGAGTATGCTAATGCGTATGTAGGGTCTAATTCTGCTGACTTTAAGAAATACTTTAGAGCATCTTCATACATATTTAGTTCATGTGCTGCACGACCTAGTGATGTCCATATAGCTTTATTACTTGGCATCTCTTGTAATGCCCTACGGAAGAACTGATATGCAAATGCAGGCTTATCGCCTTGTAGCCAGATATAACCTAGAAAGTTTAGTGTAGCAGCGTCATTAGGATATTCTTCTAGTACAGAATATATAAGTGGCAATGCTTGGTCATACTCTTCCTTGTTTATAAGGTCATGTATGGCTAACTGTATATTTCTTATTTCGTCTTTAGTCAAAGTCTTTTTCGTGTAACTCAGGATATTGTTTAGCGTCTGATAACATCATTTCTAATATGTCTATTATTTCTTTTGGACTAGAAGCTAATATCTCTTCTTTATCACTAAACATCCAAATTGAACCATCATCTTTATAATATACTTCTGTAAGCACATAGTATTCATCTTCCTTAGAAAATGTTTCACCATGTCTTTTAATGATTCTATAGTTCCAAATCATTATTCTTTACTGCTTGTGTAAATGATGTTTGTGCTGCTTTCCATGCTTCCCACATTTTCTCATCATCATATTCTAGTTTGCATAGAGTAGGACTTTGTAGGTATATTCTTTCATACCAGTATTTAAACTCTTTACTGCAATTATCCATTCTTAGCACCTGATAACTCTCTCATCTCTGTTAATACTTTATCTAGTTTTTCAGTCATCAACACTCTGCATGATGAAATGTATATAGGATGAAATTCATTATCACTATCTGATACTTCAGTATAATCTAAGTAGTCTTCAAAAAAAGACTTAACTAATTCTTTTAGTCTTGCGTCTTTATCCATTTTTAGTAGTCAACTTTAGATATGGATAGTTTGTGTTTATTTCTTTTATGAGTTCTTTAGTTTGGTTAGGGTTATATATGTCTATACCCTTTTGCTTTAACTGCATTTCCACTACAGGTGGAATACTAGCAAAGTGCGCCCATTCTTGTTTAACACCTTTGTCCCATAAATCAGGGTTATCTCTTGATTGTTTAATCTTGTCTAACATACCACTCAAGTCTTGAGTAGAGGTTAGGTAATATGTATCTTTAGCTGGGTCATAGTCAAAGTACTGACTTACACCTGTTACGCTATTGTGGTCAAATAATATTGGCATTTAATACCCAATCTTCAGCTATATTTTCAGCTTGTTGTTCTGTTAATGCTACTTGACTGTTTAAATATGAATTGTCTTTATAAAACATAACTTCATATTCACCTGCTATTTTGCATACATTAGCAGACTTATTATTGTTTTCAAATGTTGAAAGTATCATA